AAGCGTCATGTCTCCATTATGATCATAATCTTTATTTTCAGCATTATAAATCTGTATCATTATAAACATCTCCAATTCGGAATAACTTTTAGCTCGAATCCGTCTGTAATTTTAATCTTGTTTCTACCTTCGATTAAAATCAAATCATCATAATCGCCGGCCACGGATGTATTGCTTAGTGTTCCGTCCTCTCTATAAGCAAGCTTACGTCCTGTGTCAATGGTTAGGTTTTGCCCTACATTTGCCACCATTTTTTCACCATTAACACTCAAAGTACACTCACCCTCGCCAGTAATCTTATAGATTGGATACGCAATCTCATAAGGATTGTCTACCACATCTCTGGCTTTCATTTCTCCGAGTCCGCTTTCCAGATATCGCAACCCATCTTTTGTCAGAAAGGTTGCTGTAAAATTTCCAATCCTTTCTGTGGTTCGTTCCGCTTCATCCAATTCTACTTTTAAAATTTTATAAAAATGCTCCGGATCCGAACCAATCCGAAGCAGCTTATTTCTGGCTGATAGCCATTTCTTTGCAAGTCCGAGTCGTTCATCCCACCGGTCAGCATCCCCGATAAAATTAAAATCTATCTTGATCTTTGTTGATTCATATCCACCTTCCAGAATATACATCGCGCCATCACTCCCCGGTATTTCTACTGAAGAGTCTTTTTTTACTGCAGCCGGAATAGATGGGAGATTTTTCATATACAGTCCAAGACTGGAAGCAAGGATTTTGTTGTATTCAATTTCGATCAAATTCCTGCAGCTCCTTTCTTCCATTTGATGTTCTGTGACATTTTCTTTACAATAGCATCTACCAGAACCTCTGCAAGTTTTTTGTCTCCAAGAGTGATATTATTCTCTACCACTAAGGACATTGCCGCAATCGCCTCAGCGATCATCTGTGCGAGGATCTCATTGTTCGCCTGATTTTCTTCTCGAATGTAAGATTTCAGTAAATCAATTGGAAGCACCGCTTCTTTTCCGGCTTCTCCACCACCCATTAAGCTGTTCCCGTTTGCTCCAAAGATTGTCGGGCTGTTCAAAATACCACCTTTTGCATACCAATCTACAGAAAATTTCGGTGTCTTCAGTGGTGATAAGCTAAATCCTCCACTTATCTTGAAATGCGGTAGTTTTATTTTCGGAAGCTTCCAATCGAAATTTAAAAAATCTTTTATCTGCTCCACTGTTGTATGGATAAATTTCTTTATACTCTCAAATGCAGAATTTACTCCTTTGCGGAACCATTCGCACTTATTATATAAAGTTACAAAAATAGCTATTAGAGCTATAACCGCCGCAATAACAAGAATTATCGGATTTGCCGCAAGAATAGCATTAAATCCAGAAAAAGCCGTCCCTGCTTTTGACATCACAGGAGCTATCTTCGCTCCTACATCAATCACTCCTGATATTCCCCCAGACACTTTACTGATTATGCTAAATACCGGACCAAGCGCAGCCACAAGCAACGCACATTTAATGATCATCTCCTGTGTTTCAGGAGAAAGTGAATTCCACATACTAATCAAATCTTTCAGTATCGGCGTAACTGTCTGAAGGCATTCCGCAAGCACCGGACCAAGTGCATTTCCCACATCATATCCGGCATCTTGCAATTCATTTAAGGTTATTTTGAACTGATCAGCCGGATCCAAAGTTGCATTAAACGTATCTTCAACACTTCCGAGATTTTCATCTAGGGATGCTCCAAGTTCTTCAAAATTCAATTTCCCGTCTTTACAAAATTGCGCAAGTGCCGGACCAGCTTTCGATCCGAACAGATCAACTGCTGCATTGTAAGCATCCGCAGATGTTTCCGCATTAAGCATTGTATTTTGAAGTTCTGACAATGCTTCTTTCATCGTTTTTCCTTCGCTTGATGCATTTGTTAGTGCTTTTTTCAGACCAGTCATCACTGCCGATGTATCTATCCCAGACGTTTCGCATTGTCCAAGGAACGTAGCTGCATCTGCTGCTGACATTCCTAATTCTTTCAACGCCGCTGCATTTGATACCATCAATTGCGACAGTGAATCCATTGATATTCCGGTATCTTGTCCAACTTTGTTCATTGTATCAAGCATTGCGCCGGCATCCTCCGCACCTAATCCGAATGCCTCTAACGCTTTTTGCACACTATCTATTGACGATGATACGTCCGTATTATTCAATGTTGAAAATTCTACGAATTTCTTTGAAAGATCTTCCAACTCCTGTCCTGTTAAGTGAAATCTGGTATTAACTTCACCTACTGCCGATCCAGCTGTGGCAAAATCTGTCGGAATACTTTTGGCAATATTTCTCGCTGAATTCTGCATTTCTTCCAGTGCATCACCTGTTGCCCCGGTCTTTTCAACGATAATATCCATTCCTTCATCTACTTGACTCCAAGCCGCCATAATGCCGGCTGTTGCTGCCGCAACCGGTGCTGTCACATTTTTATTTAGACTGCTGCCGATTTTTCCAGTTGTCTCACTGAAATTTCCAACTTTTTTTGAATAGTCTTCAAGTGTTGCAGCACCGCTTTCTAACTTTTTATTAACATCTTCGAGACCGCTTTTATAATTGTTCAGAGATGCTTTCGCATTGTCCAACTGCTGCCGCGTCTTTGATATTGCTGCCTCATCTCTTACTTCTGCATTCTCTTGCGCTTTCAGGATCTCCGTCAGTCTGTCCACTTTGGCGGTATAAGCTTCTGTCTGATTCTGTAAATACTCCTGAGTTACCCTTAACTTTTCGGCGGAAGATGTACTTTTGTCCCATTCAGATTTTGCAAGTTTGAATGCAGATCTATTTTCATTCACCGCATTATTTACTTCTGACAATGATTTCTTGAAATCTACAGCGCCGTCCGCCTTAAAGGACAACCCTACTGTTTTTAAATCATTCGACATCTCCTACACCTACCTTCTGTTTTTCCATTTTGTCAAACACTTCCAGACATTCATTAAAAAAGACGGGGTCTGAGTTCCAAAATTCATCCTCATTCATCCCCATCTTTCTTGCAACCACCATATATTCCGCCCAGTTTATTTCTATCGGTTCCTCTTCCGCCTCCTCTTCGGCGGACGCGTTTTCTTCGCCTGCTCTTTTTTTTTATATTTTTCAACTTTCTTTCCAAATTCATCGAATAGCAATCTTATCTCTTTCGGATCCATCGGTGTAAGCAGCATTGCTTCCTCTTCGTCCACTTTTAATCCATTCGATCTTAAAATTACATGGATCAACTTTGCCGCTGCTTCCATGTTTTCATCTTCAGATAATTCATTTTCTTTTTTACCTGTCAGAATTTTCGCAAGACCATTTTTTTGAATCATATAGAGTGTCAAGAAATTTACTTTCACTTCCAGTTTTGTACCATCCGTGAGTGTTATAAGTTTTTCGTCCAAGTTTCACCCCTCCTTATGAGAGAGCTGCCGTCAGATCTGCATCTGTCAGAATCGGTTTTGCAAAGAATTTCTCTTCTGTCAACCCTTCTGGTGCTGTACTTTCCGTTACCTTTGTAAATATATTTCCCGCAATATCAAACGGGTATGCCCTGATCTTGATCGTGTCCGTCTGCTCACTGGCTTTTTCCTCTGATGTTGCTACATCGTCTGAGTTTTCAGTCAGTTTACATTTTGGATACCATTCATATCTGCAACTTCCGTTTTTTAATTTAACAACCTTGCCATAAGCAAAAAACGGTCGTTCCGAATTGGCTCCCGATAAAATCAGACCACTCTTTTCTACTGTATCTCCTCTCATTCTGGAAATCGTATCGTCTGGGAAAGCAAGCACTTCCACTTCAACATCAATTGATGTCATCGGTGTGTCCGAGTCATAAACCTTTCCGGATGCATAAGCGTCACTTGTCTCTGAATTTTCTGTGATCTTTACATTTTTCACAACTTCCGTCTTTTCAACATCTGCTTCATAGGTTCCGTCATAGTCCCCTGTCTCTTCTGCACTTGCAAAACACAGGTACTGTGCTCCAACCGTCTGTTTCCGCGACGGTTTCTTTGTTTTAATCGCCATGTCTGCCTCCTAATCAAATATCTTCTCAGTCATTTTTCTGTAATATTTTTCTTTGTTCTGTTCAAAAAGCGGTTTTAAATGCGCTCTCGCTGCCATCTTCTTTGTTCCCCGCTCTACCATTGGACCATAATATTTTCCCCATCCAACTTTAATCTCGCCTCTGGCTCTTTCCATTGCAAACGTATTTATCAGATGGGTATATCCTGGCTTTTTCACTTCGCTTCGCGGTTTTGGCAGCTTTAACAGATCATTTACAAATTCCTTCGCGCCGGTTTCAATTGCATCCAATGCATTTTCCGGATCTGCTTTTGCCGCATATTGCTTCAG